CCTCCCATGTTTTTTTGAATTTCTTCGTTTATGATGCGTTCCATTTCACCGAGTGCGCGGTCCCTCGTTGCGTTGACAGCCGGGCGAATAAACGGTTTTTTCTTCTGCTTGCTGGAGCCGCTCTCCATTACCCGGGCCTTCAGCCGGTTCGGAACGCCCTTCCTGTCGTAGCCGTCAAAGCCTATTTTCACATTCCAGTCGCCTTCGCTGTCCCGCCTGATAGGTGTAATACCCAGTGAAGCTAGCATGTCGCCGCTGCTGCTGTCGGAGCCCGCAAGATTGGCTCTGAGGTTCTTCCTGATTTGGTCGGCCACTATGCCGGCCCCCGCATAGAGCGCTTTTTTTGCTATTTCGTCGCCGCCGGCTTCGAGCCTTGAGAGTTTGAGCGCGAATTCAGAGCCGCCGTTGATAATCATTCTTGCCATATCAGTCGCCCTCAGGTGTGGTCTCTATTTCAAAGACCCACTCATAATGATAGAGTCTGGTGTCGTCCTCGTACTGCACCGAGCTGAGCCGCCATGAGCATATGCCGTTTAATGCTTTTTGTATCTTTTTGACGTTCGGGTCGTTTTTTATGCGGGTGAAATAATCCACCGTCCCCTGAATAGCCTGCTCCTGCATCTCATCATCGGCATAGTCGGAGCCGGCTTGTCCGTCCTCCGCCCAGACAATGTACTTGTCCGGCTTCTTTTCGGCCAAATAATGGCTCACCGGAACGCCCACAGTCAGGAGGGCGCTCTCAATTACATCGAGGTTCATGTTGCGCCCCCTATGTCATAAACTGCCAGCAGTTCGGATAGCGTCAAGTCCATCACCGGAGGTTCTATGTCTTCCGGATACTGTATCTGCTCGATGCGGTACTGCTTTCCGTCGTTGGGTATAGCTATGTCCTGAGCCGACACATCCCGGAGCCGGGGACAGCGCAGGACATAGGCTATTTTCACCTGGCTTTGTTTCGCTGTATAGTGCCGGGACAGACCCACCGTCCGCTCATGGTAGCGCAGGCTCCGTTTTAGTGTGAGAACATCATCGGCAAGGTCATATATGCATACGATGCCGTCGTTAAAGGTCTGAGTTTTCTGCACGGTACCGCTCCACCTCCTTCTGGTTCTGGAGGCTTAGCAGCTCCGGGAGGTAGTTCACCTGAAACTCATGGAGAGCATTGGAGCGCACATACCGGCAGTAGTCAAAAAGCAACTCCCGGGGCTTATCTTCCTCCGCATAATCAAGCTCTTCTCCGGCGACACTGTTTAGATACTTAATACCACGTTCAATAATGCCGGTGAGTTTTGCGTCACCGGCATTATCTGCCCAGGTTATGTCAAGGTAGTTTCGGACGGCATCAAGCAGTCCGTCAGGTAATGCCATCCTTCATACCCCCTTAGCCGGCGCTCTTGGTGACCGTTACTGTGTAGGTTTCGGTCTCGCCGCCGCTGGTGACGGTTATTGTCAGTGTGTTGGCTCCTTCTGCCCAGGCTGCCGCAGTACCGTTGCTTACCGGTGTTGTGCCGTTAAGTATCTCAATGGCAGCGTCACCGTCTTTGGCGACAGCGGTGACCGTGTTGGTTGCGTTGGTGGTGGAGGTAGTGTATACGAACACCGACTTATTAAAGGCCGGGGATAGCGTCAGGCTTCCGATGGTCAGGCTGGACAGCCGGGCGTCGGAGAGCCCGCGCACCTCCAGCGGCTCGTTTGCCACATAGACCTGCCAGGGCGTGGGTTTGAGGCCGGATATATCCAGCCGTATGAAGGAGGAGGCGTCCAGCGGCTTCCCGTCGCCGTAGAGCTTGGTAAGGTACATCCTCTCGTCCTCTAAGAAGCGGTACTCATCGGAGTATTCTATCCTTCCGCCTTTGCCGGTGCCGAGCCCCATGAAATACCGCTTGCCTATGCCGATTAGAGCCTCTCCCGCCGGCACATATACCGACCGGATAAGTCTTGTGGGAAAGGGGAAGATGTCGTTGTTGTATACTCCGTCCGGCTGCCTGTAGCTGGTGGCCGGGAAGATTTTAGTGAAGTAGTCCGAGGGCGATACCACAAATATGACCTCGCTTACATTCCTCTGCAGACCGGTGGGAGCTGTCGACAGGGAAGCGAGCAGGGTCCCGTAGGTCTTCGGGCTTATCTCGTTAAGCGCCACAAGGGGCTGGGGCGCATAGCCGGTGGAGGGATTCAGAGCCGAGGCCGGATTGCGGCGCATGCCGACAGGCTCGTCCACGCCGCTGCCGTCAATAATCGCACCCTCAAGGCCGTTGTAGATTGCTTCCGAAAGATGGGCGCGGACATAGCGGTCCAGCCACACCGGCCCTAAGTCAAGCATAGCCTTGCACAGCGGCATAAAGGCGGACAGCTTTTTCTGAGCCAGGTTGATAGTGGTAAAGCCGGCGGAGAGCTCTTTAACTATCTCGTCTGTAAGCTTGCCCCACTCGGCCAGCTGCCGCCCGTTCATGGTGGAAACCAGAATCTCAGTCAGAGCGCCGGTGGTCTGGAAGCTGATAGCGTCCAGCAGAGGGTGGGACTCGGTTATATCCTCAAAAACCGCATCGATTACGGTCTCCGGGAGCACCACGTTGAAGTCCGAAAGAGCCTGTTTGGGGTTGGTAGCCCGCATTGCGCAGATAAGCTCGTTGTAATAGTCCGTTTCCCTGCTGGTGAGAGCGCGGGCGCCGCGGCCGGCAAGCACATGGTTGTCCGCAGCCTGCACCAGACCCTTGGCTTCGGCCAGGACGGCCTCCTGCAGCAGCTCGGTAAATTCGGTGAAGGCCTGAGAAAACTTTTGCTCATCGCCCTCTTTCACGGCGGTATTTATACGCTGGAGAATCTCGGTCTTTTCACGCTGCATGGTGTCCAGATTTTTCATAGGATTAGTCCTTTCCGCCCATAAGGGCATTTAATAATTTGAGTGTCTTGTTTTCCTGAGCAGATTCGGGTTCAGGCTCAGGTATGCTTTCGATTGGTTCCGGCTTAGCTACGATAACGTATTGCACAGCTTTCTTTACCAAAGAAAAAAGCGCTCTGTGAGCGCTTGCCGCAGCCTTATTGTTTTGTTCAACTCCAATTATCGAGGTTGCAAAGCCCATTTCAAGGGCATCCCCGGGCAGAATCCAGGTTTCCGCATCCAGCATTTCACGGAGCTTTTTTTCGGGTATATTGACCGCCGCCATATATGCGGCAACTGCACCCTGAGATATGGCGTCCAGGTCGTCGGCCTCCTTGCGGAGCTGCTCCGCGTTTCCTGAGACCGTAGTCCAGGCGTTGTGTATAAACAGCAGGGAAGCATTGTTCATGATACGCTCGTCGCCCGCCATAAAGATAACCGATGCTATGGAGCAGGCAAAGCCGTCGCAGAAAGTCCTTACCTTTGCTTTGTGATTTCTAAGCATGTTATATATAGCGAGCCCTTCCGCAACCTCTCCGCCGTAGGAATTAATGTGGACGTTGATTGTATCCGCATCCAGTGTCTGCAGCACCTTAGACAGGGTGTAGCTGGACACATCGTTTTCAAAGTATTCCAGAGAGGTAATGTCTCCGAAAATGTATATATCCGTCTCGCTGCCGTTGGCTTCTAAGGAGTAATATTTTTTCATGTGTCACCTCCATCCGGCGCAGCCAGCGCCTCCTCAAAGGGCATATAATTCTTGGTTATATAATGAGTGTTCGCCCAGGGCTCGTTAATAATCGACTCACCGCAAAGCTCTCGGATATCATTCACGCAGAAGGCGCCGGAACCGATAAGCTTGTCGATAGCTGTGCTGACTGACAATACATCAACATGCCGTATCTGCTTTGTGTCAATCCTCAGATAATTGCCTTCGGTAAAGCCGTCGTAGCCGTTTCGCTTGCGGTTTATCTCCTCGGAGAGCATATCCGTAAGAGGGTCGATGCAGAAGGTCAGGAAGTTGTCCAGCGCATCCTTTGTGCCCTGCACATCCCCTCGCAGCAGTGCCGGAGGAATACCGAAGGCCTTGGCCGTGAAGTCGGATATGTCGTCAATCTGCGCCCGGATATCTCGGGTGCTTTCGGCGGAATAGGTTTTCTGTGTAAGTTCAGACACATCCTGCCCTCTGCCCAGCGGGAGGGCGGCGTTGTCCCCGGTCAGCCATTTTGCTATTTTTTCATTGATAAGGTTATCAAAAAGCCTGCGTTCCTCTGTGCCCGCAACGGGCAGGGTATCATACTTGAACTTAACCTTCGTGCCCCGGCTGCGCTGATAGGACTTCATGCTGTACTCGATAAGCTTGGAGTAGCTTGCGTATAACGCATCGGTGACCTTGCGCATATCACACTCCGAGAGCCTGAAGTACAGCACCTCCGACTGGCTGAAGGAGCGGTTAAACGTAAAATCCCCTACGGCAACCTGTGTAAACAGGTCGTCATAGAGGGCGTAGGGTGTTCGTGTAAAGCTGTCTGCCACCAGAAGCTGTCCGTTCTGCTCGATAATCAAGGCCTCGTTCTTCCTACAGAGCTGGGATATCCACTTGTGAATGAAGGCGCTTGAGTTCTGGTTATTATTTGGCTCGATGTTCCAGAGGTAATATTCGCGGCCCTTTACTTCCTTTCCGCCCATAAAAGTCTTAAACTCGCATTTTGAAACGGCGTTTGCTATCAGGTTGGTTGCCGACCAAAAGGCCATCTCGCGGAAGTATATATCTCCCACCGTTGCGGCATATTCTTCAGCATAAACAGACAGGCCGGCACCGGACAGCGGGATCGGAGAGCTGCCGAACAGTGATTTCAGCCACGTTATGAATCCAATCTTAATCACTCCTAACATATAATTACAGGCAAATCATCAAAGACAGACTCGCCGGTGCCCAGTTCATCCTCTATAACAACAGAGTGGACAAGCGCCATGAAGGGGTCTGTCTTCCTGCTCTTGGCTTCGATTTTTGCATAATAGAAGTTCCCGGTATCGGAGCCGGCTGCACGGCTGGACCGGACCAGCTTTGTATTGTTCGCCGCCCAGCGGAGAACGGGGTAATCGCCCCAGATGAAATTATGGTTATTAAAAATGCTCTCTATCACTGGGTGGACTATCATAATATCCGAGGGCCTGACCAGCTTCACGTTTTTGTAGTCCAGTGCGTCAAAGCCAATCTTCCTGAGACTCTTTGAAACGAGGGCATATCTGTGATGGTCCAGAGCCAGCTTTTTTATCTGGTATTTCTTTGCCTGCTCAAGAATCCATTCGCAGAGCAAATCAGGGTGTATCTCCACATCGTCGACTAAGGTTATATAGCCGGCATCCGCCCATTCCCGCCAGGGCACCGTTAAGCGCCACAGGTCTTTTGATTTAAGGCAGAGCCAGGAGTGGTTTATATCATAGCGAAGGTCACCTTTCCTAAAGTGCAGGTTGACGGAGGCAAAGTCCGTAACGCTGGCATAGTCTATACCGCAGGTACAGGCCATGCCGGTCAGGTCCGGCAGCTCCCTGTTTGTGGCTTTGATGTTTTCCCACTCCGTTACCACAATCTCCGTATCGCTCTGGGGCCGGTTCATGCGCTTGGTCATAAAGTCGGCATTGGCTACGGGATTGTTTTTCCAGTCAATATACTCCTTCCCTATGGTTTCCCTAAGGTCGGGGAGATAGGGAAGGGAGGGATTTGCCTTGACCCACTTTGACGGGTCGTCGGCCTCCTCCTTGCTGTCCAGACGGCAGATAAAGGGCAGCAGTCCGTTGTCCCCGATATCTCCGTTTAAAATCTGCTCTGCCTGCAGCAGCAGAGCGTCCAGAGGGCCGTCACGAACATCTCCGTTGGTGGTTGCATAAAGACGTCTGGGGTGCGGCTTCTTTCCCAGGCCGGTAATGAAAACCTTTATATTTTTATAGTTCTCATACTGGTGGACCTCGT